TCTGAAGGTAACGCAGTTGATGGTACAAAAGGTAATTGGACTATTCAAGAGGGTGCTGAAGATCTTTATTTATTCAATAACAAATCAGGTAAAAAATATAAGTTTAAATTAGAAGAGGTTTAGTAAATGGCTTTTGGAATTACAGCATTCGCAGAAGCCCCATTTGCTGCAACTGGTGCACAAAGCATTACAGTTGCGTTAACAGGACAAAACTTAAATGTTATTACTGGGAATGAAGATGCATTTGGTAATGCAAACGTCCCTGTTACAGGTATTTCTCTTTCTTCAAATGTTGGACAAGTAGGTATTTTTGCAGGTGTTGAAGTTTTTGTAACAGGAATATCAAATAATATAAATGTTGGAACTGTTTTAACAACTGCAAATGCAGATGTAACTGTAACTGGAAACAGTTTAAGTTCTGCTATTGGAACGGCAACTTTAGATGCAAATACATTAGTTGATGCTACAGGACAAAATTTAAATATAAATCTAGGCAATGTAAGTATTCAAGGAAATGCAGATGTATCATTAACAGGAATTTCATTAACCTCTTTAATAGGTAATGAGGATATTACTGGAGATGCTAATATATCTGTAACTGGAATATCTGCTACACTAGTTCAAGGGACAGCAATACTAGATGCAAATTCTTTAATTGATGTAACAGGTCAAGAATTAACAACTGCTGTTGGACAAGCAACTGCAGATGACGCAAGTGCTGAGGTTACAGGAATTTCTATGCAAACTTCTATAGGTTCTGTTCAGATAACTGGTTGGTCTCAAATAGACCCAGGAGTTACTAACGTATGGACTGAGGTTGATAAAGCTGCTTAGAGAATGTATATTAATGTAATTATAGGAGCATAAATGCCATCAAGTTATAGTACTACACTCGGAATAGAATTAATGGTCACAGGTGAAAAATCTGGGACTTGGGGCGATATTACAAATACTAATTTAAATATCGTTGAACAAAGTCAGGGTTATGTCAATAAATCTATTGCGGGAGGAGCTCAAACAACTGCACTATTAATAAATGATGGATCTACTTCGACTTCAGATGCAAGAAATTTAATTATAGAATTATCAGGAACTATCACAGGAAATCAAATTGTCACTGTTCCTGATGGTATAGAAAAATCATATATTGTTAATAATAATACTTCAGGAGCTTTTACCGTACAGTTTAAAACTGCTTCTGGTACAGGGCCTACTTTTGCTACTACGGATAAAGGAATTAAAATTGTGTATAGTAATGGAACTGATATTGTAGAAGTTATAAGTAATATTTTAGGTGATATTACAACTGGAACTATAACATCTGGAGCAATTACAGCAACAGGACATATACTTCCTGGTGCAAATGATACGTATGATTTAGGAGCTTCGGGAAATGTATGGAGAAATTTGTATACAGGGGATTTACATTTATCTAATCAAGCTAAAAATCAAGGAAATATAGTAGATGGAACCAGAGGAAATTGGACTTTACAAGAGGGAAAAGATGATATATTTATTATCAATAATATATCTGGAGACAAATTCAAAATTAATTTATCTAAGATAGAAGGAGATTCATAATGGGTGTAATATCGTGTGGAACAACAATGCTCGATCAAGGAGTTTTCCAAAATATTGGAGCAGTCACTTGGGATACAACAGCTAAAACATCAGGATTTACTGCAGTAAGTGGTAATGGTTATTTTGTAAACACAACAAGTGCAGCAATTACAGTAACGCTTCCTAGCTCACCATCAGCTGGTGATATTGTAGGTATAAAAGATTATGCAAACACAGCTGACACTAATAATATTACTATTGGTAGAAATGGATCTAATATTGAAGGGATAGCTGAAGATTTTAAAATAAGTTTAGAGGGAGGATCTGCATTATTAGTTTATGTAGATGGAACACAAGGATGGAAATTAACATCTGCATCTCAAGCTTCTGATATTTCTCAAAATTTAGCATTCGTAACAGCCACAGGTGGTAATACAACAGTTACATGTGGTGATTTTAAAACACATATTTTCACAGGGCCTGGTACTTTTTGTGTATCATGTGCAGGAAATCCAGGAGGATCAGATACAGTAGAATATTTAGTAGTAGCAGGTGGTGGTGGAGCTGGTGGTGGCGGAGTTTGTGGTCCTAGTAAATATCAAGGCGGCGGTGGCGGAGGAGCTGGTGGTTGGAGATCATTTACTGCTATTTCACCTTCATCTCCATCAAATGGTCCAGCAGCTTTACCTGTTACAGTACAAGGATATCCAGTTACAGTAGGTGGAGGTGGTGCTGGTGATCCTGCTATGGGTACTGGAGGATCTAGAGGAACTAATTCAGTTTTTTCAAGTATAACATCAACAGGCGGCGGTGGAGGTGGATCTAGAGATACTCCACAAACACCATCCCCATCACCAGGAGGATCTGGTGGCGGAGGAGCTGGTCAACCTGATCCATTTCCTAGAATGTCTGGTGGAGCAGGAAATACACCTCCTGTCAGTCCAGTTCAAGGATTCAATGGTGGAACTGGTGCTAGTAGAGCAGCAGCTCCAAACAGTTGTTCAGGAGCCGGAGGTGGCGGCGGTGGAAGTGCTGCAGGAGCCGCTGCTCCAAATTGTGGTATACCAGGAGGAGCAGGTGGTGCTGGACAATATATTCCAACTGCTTTTATAGGACCAACAGCACCTAGTTATGGTGAAACAGGCCCAGCAGGCAGAGTTTTTGCAGGCGGAGGCGGCGGAGGAGCTGGCGGTGGTCCACCAGTCGGACCTGCTGCAGGTGGTCTAGGAGGCGGTGGAAATGGTGGTTCTGCACCTATTGATGGCACAGCTGGAACAGCAAATACTGGTGGTGGTGGAGGTGGATCATATGCAAGTCAACCAAGACCATCTGGAGGTTCTGGAATTGTTATGATAAGGTACAAATTTCAGTAGGTATAATAGGAGACAATTATGGCACATTTTGCAAAACTAGGATCAAACAATAAAGTAATTCAAGTATTAACACTTGATAATTCTAATATGTTAAACGCTGATAACCAAGAAGATGAATCAGTAGGTCAACAATATTTAGAATTACATAATAATTGGCCTGCTCAAATGTGGATTCAAACTTCATATAATACTCAATCTAATCAACATAAATTAGATGGAACTCCTTTTAGAGGAAACTATGCAGGTATTGGTTTTACTTGGGATGAGGATAACAATATTTTTTGGCCACCAAAACCATATCCATCTTGGATAAAAAACACTGCAACTGCAAATTGGCAATCTCCAATAGGAGATGCTCCTGCATTAACTGCAGAACAAGAAGCTCAAAACACTCCACCAAATGAGAATACTGAAGCTACTCATGCTTGGAAGTATGTTTGGAATGAAGCCAATACAACTTGGGATTTGACAGATCAATTAGCATAAATTAAAAATGGTGGTGGTATGCAAAAGAAAGTATTAACAGAACAAAGTTTATTTTATGGTGATATTGATATGCCGAAAGGTTTTGAGATAGACCAAGAAAAACTTACTAATGATATTTTACAATCCTCATTTACTAATAAACAATTTCCATTCTCAAAAACTTGGGATATGTTAAATACTTATATGAAAGACTTTATCGGTCTCGATTATACTATTAGTTTAGTCAATAAAGATTCCTGGGGTGATATTTATAAACCTAGTCAAGTATCTAAACCTTTATTAAATGTTGATCCAGTAGATCTTCGAAACTCACCTGACTTTACAATGCTTTATGGAGTTAAAGTTGATAAGTGTTGGGTAAGAATACATTTCGATGACAATAGACGTAAGGGAAGAAGTTGGGACATAGAACTTAAAAAAAATATGTTTGTTATGTTTCCATCTACTAATATGTATATTGTATCAAATGATCAGAAAGATAGTTTGAATTTTGTTCAAACCATAACTTATGAATATATCTAATTACTATTGGCATTTTCCTGCAGCACTCACACCAAAGTTTTGTGATGATGTAATAGCTTATGCTAATCAACAAGAAGAAACAATGGCAAGAACTGGTGGTTATGGAGATAGAAAATTATCTAAAGATGAAGTTA